CTGCTATCTGTATCAATAAGCAGCGTGCCATCAGATGAGGTGATGCCACCTGTGATGGTATCCAGCTGCGCGGCATCGCTACCAAATTTCTCAATCATTAGCTCAGCTCCCCTGCAAGGATCTTGCTCAATCCACCCTTACGCTTTCGCTCTGCGGTAATGCTAAAGCGGCGGATGTGGCTGCCAGGCTCAATGCTCATGCTGATTGATTCAATTCTGAATAAGCCATTGATTCCCATGGCATCCGCCTCAATCTTTACCCATTGGCCAGCAGCCCATCCATTCTGTGGTGTGTATGTGCTGGCGGTGAGCTGCCTATTTCCATACACCCAGCCATACGCATTATTTCCTGTGCCTGCACCAGCAATCTCAAAGCTCACAGAGCGCACAGGTGCAGAAAGGTTTGGGTAGGTATTGGTGCCGAAATAGTAATTGGCCAGATTATTAATTTTGGTGGAGCGGCCTGAATTGCTGCGGATGTAGGTTGCGGTTTGAATAATCTTTTCCACCATTGGGCCTGTGCGGGTAGTAAGGTTTGGGCCGAATGGTGCAGCCAAATTGTATTGGCGGATATATGGTTTTGTTTGCGGGCTGGTAGGGCTGGCCTGGGTATTGCCATCAAGCTGTGAATCCGCATCCTTTCCTACAAAGCGCAGCCGCTTGGCAATGCTGCTGTGATCCATCTGCACGCTAAAATTGCGGGCCACAATTTTGGATGGGCTCCCTGCTGTATTGGCATTTGCATCCAGGGTGATTACAAATGGCGCGGTGCCATAGGTGGGGGTGGTGGTAGAAACCTCACCATAATTCAGCACCCCCTGATTTGAAACCCACCAGCGGCGCGCGAATCCATCCTCTGCCTGGGCCGCTTCCACTACCTGATCTAACGCGCTGCGCAATGTGCTGGGTTTAAATTCCTGGGAATCAATTGCTTTGGCTGCACCTGTAAACACAGCACCTGTGGATGTATCAAAGATGCCTCTGGTGGTGGCATCGCTGCGGCCATTTACCAGGGAGAGCAGCGCGGTAATTGCGCCTTGATCTGTCTTGCCGCTTTTTGGGTAATACCAATAAGATCCTGTGGCCTGGCGGCCTGTGCCTACAATGCCGCGATACACCAGCATTCTATCTGCAAGATTAGATGCAGCTGTGGCCGTAATGCTGGCGCGCGTACCCACACCAGATCCCTCAAGCGTTGCATCAATGCTCTCAATGAATCCCAGAAATTCTGTGCTGTATGAGGTGAATGGCGCGGTGATTGTGGATGCAACCTGGAAGCGCACGCGCGCGCAATCTTGCACGCCACCGCTGCGCCACCATGGGCCTGCTGCTGGCGTTTTCACCTGCACTACCTCAAAGCTCATGGAGCCGCCTTGCCCATTTGCATCAGCATTTAGCTGAATGCTGGAAGGATCTACCCAAGGTGTTTCTGGGCTGGCGGTGCTGTAATCCTCAAGGATGTTTGCGGTGCCATTCACACCCTCAATGATGAGCTTAAAAGGATGGGTGGCCATTAGCGGGTGCGCCCGCCATTGGTATCGTAGGAAACACCCAGCCGCTTATCTACCGCATCCGCTACCTTGCCGCCATCAATTGGCACAGAAACATTTACCTCAACCTTTGGCGCAACAGCAGGCGCAGAATAAAGCTGCTGGCCATTAAAGCTGGTGCCTACAGATGCGGTGCTGGTAGGTGGCATAGGTGGAGCCTTTGGCTTATTGCCCAAGATGTTTTCATTAAACCAAACAAAGGCATCAATGATTGCTTTAATCGGTGCAAACAAAGCTTCCAGGATTGTTTTGGCCACACCGAATGCGCCAATGAATACATTAGCGAATACACCCAGCGCGGTGCCAATAACATCAAGCACTACGCCAATCACAGCAAAGGCAATCTCAAATGCCTTGCCGATTCCCTGCACCGCCAATGCCAGCGGGCCCTGGCCATCACCCCAAAGCAGGCCAATGATTTCCATGATCTTGCCAATGAATGGCGCAATGTGATTCTGTACCAGATCCCCAAAGGCTTTTCCTAGGCCATCAATCACAGGGCCTGCAACCTTGCCTACCGAATCAATCACACCACCTGGCTCTGTGAGCTTGCCTACAAAATCCCCAATGGCTGGAGCCACCTTATTTTTGAAACCATCCACAGCACCTGCTACGAAAGGCTGGAGCGCATCCAGGCCTTTGCCAATTGCTGGCGCAATATCGCTATTAAAAAAGCCCAGCACATCAGATGCAATGGGAAGGAAGGCAGCACCGAAATCCTCAAAGGTGTTGGCCATCTTAATCTGCGCAACATTGAATCTGCCCTGCACCGAATCAGCCGCAGCTGCTGCTGTGCCACCATATTTCTTTGTGATGCTGGTAAGCACAGACAAACCCTTTGCACCCTTTTTGGTTTCAATGCCCAGGCCTTTCAAACCCTTTGTGTTTCCCTGGTAGGCCTTGCCCACCAGCGCGGTAGCTTCCTCAAGGCTGATATTTTTTGCAGCCGCAACATCTGCTGCTACATTCTGAATCTTTACCGCATCAGCAAAATTCTTAGTAAAGGCTGTGGCCGTAGCAATGGAAGCGCGCACCGCATCATCCGCATAGCCCAGGTTTTCCAGCGCAGAAATCTGCCCATCCAAGGCTGCGGTGTTTGCCTCTGTGAGCATCCCGCGCTGCTTAAGCTGCGCATTAACAGAGGCAATCTGTTTCTGCTCATCAGCGGCTGCGGCCACAGCCGCAATGGTGAATCCAGCCACAGCGGTGGCCACACCACCAGCCACCAGGCCAGCGGTTTTCAATCCGCTGCCCACCTTGCCAGCTACATTGCTGAGGGTGCCAAGGCCCGCCCCTACCTTTTTAAAGGTAGCGGTAGCGGCATCCTTTGCCTTGATAACAATATTCAAATCTTTATCGGCCATCTTGCATCACCTCAAAATTTGGCTGGCTTAGCGCGGCTGCCAGAGAGCTTGCCTGATTTAATAAAAATCTTATCAGCAATAAGGTGCTTATATGTGCGCTCCACCGCTTGCACAGCGCGGGCAATTACATCTGCGCGGCCAGCCACCCTGGTGATAAATGGATTCGGCGTAATAGGCTTCACAGGCTTTTTGGTGGTGATGCGGGTGATGCCAAGGCCAATGCTTACCGCGCTGGCTGCGCGCTCATCCCTGGTGGTGGTGCGCATTCCGCTGGTACCGCTGGTGATGAAATAGCGATACCAGGCACCCCTAGCATCACCCCTGGAGCGGCCAGCAGCAATACCCACCACACCAGCTGGGCGGTTGAATTTAGCGCGGCGCGCTTTGATCGCAGAGCGCAGGCGGCCTGTGCGCACAGGTGCTTCAGCCTGCATTGGCTTCACCATTGTTTTGGCCGCATTCAATGTGGCAATGGTAGACATGCGCGCAAAGAGCTTTGGATTGGTTGCCTCAATAAAGCCCATGCGGAAAGATTCAATCTCACTAAATGTGGAATCGGCCACATCAATGGTGATGGAAGCTTTGGATTTCGCTGGTGCCTTTGGCATGAATCTCCCTACCGCTTCCGCTTCATATCTTTTGGCTGCAATTCACAGAGCAAAGCCCATGCCTCAGCTACCTCTGCAATGCTCCATTCCGCAACATCCTTTGGGGCAATCCCAAATTCCTTACCTAGCAAATAGAATTGAATGGCTGGTGGGGCTGCTACAGATTCCCCAATGGAAATCCTGCGGGCCGCCAGCCTTACGCTGGGGGGAGAGAGCCTAGCTTTCCACCCCAAATTTCAAGAGCCTTGGCAAGCGCGCTCACAGGCGCATCCAATACGCTCTCTGCTGCATTGCCATCCATATCCTTAAAGGTATGGCTCACAATTAATTTCTCCAGGGCTTGATAAATCCTGGCCTGATCCTCTGATTGCAGCTCAATCAATACGCGGGCAGAAACCTTTTCGGGTGCGCGCATCTCTGCAACCCACCCAGCCCAAGGCTCTGGTAGCTCAATCCTGATTGTATCCAAGGCCATGATTTATCCCCCTTCAATTACTAATTATGGGCGGGTTGCCAGCGGCGAATCCACATATACCTCAATGGTTTTGGTGCTGGTGGTATCGTACGCCAGCTGCAATGTTGCCGTATTCAAAATAAGGCCATCACTATCTGAGCCGATCACAGACACATTCTCCACTACGCATGAAGCAAGGATGGTGAGGCCATAGCCCGCAGCATCCACACCAGCAAGCCGAATGAATTTCTGTGTGCCAATTGAATCATATGGAAAGATTGTGGCAGCGGTGCTATTGCTGGAAATCGTTAGCTCCAATGTGCCATTCATTGCTGAGGTGTAGGCCACCCCGCCATAATTCAATGAGCCGCTCATTGCCTGAAGCGGTGCTGCACCAGGGGTGAGCGTAAGGCTCCAGGATGTGAGGTGATTGGTGTAGGCCGTACCGCCTGTGCCAGCCTTCACCATGAAGGTGCTTTTGGTGCTAAGCCCAAAGAGGCGGCCAGGAAGGAATGGCTGTGTGCTAATTGCGGCGGTGCTTACATTTGCGGTTTCCGCAATGTTGCGCGCATTGTAGGTAATGCCGCCCTGGAGCAAACCAGAGGCATCAGCACTAATGGTAATTTCTGAGGGGGTGCAGCCATCTACGATATAGCTTTTATATCCATCCTGCACAAACAGAGAATAGGTTTTGAGCGTATCAAGATCGGTCATGGAAGGTGTGTATGCCCATTGGTATGGGCCTGCGCCTGTAGGCGTAATGCTGCTCAGGCCATCAAAAAACAGCGGCAGATTTCGCATGGAGATATTGGCCGCGCCAAAGCTCACCACAGGCTGAATCCCTGTAAGCGTTGCCTGGTTAGCAATTCGGATTGCGCGAATAGCCGCGCTCTTATCATCTCCAAGATCTAGGGTTTTGCCCTGATCTACGGCCCCCACCACATCTAGAAATAGCAGCTCACCATTCGCATCGTTAAAGGTTGCAGGCGTACCAAAAGCAGATTCGCTCTTTGCTACCACCTTAGTGAAATTACGGGCACCAAGATTTACAGCCATGATTTATTCATTCTCCTTTGCTGCCTTGGCAGCCTTGATTTCAGCCTTTGGCTCATCTACATACACCACCAGGCCGCTATTAAAGAGGCTTTCTGCAATGGCTGCATCTACCTCAACGATCACACCAGCCTCTGGCAAATGGGCATACCCATCTGGCCTTGGCTCTACAGCTTTGATTTTCCTAAGCACTAACATTCACCATCTCCAATACAGCTACGCTCACCAGGCTGGTAATCGTAATATAGGATTGATCCCCATAATTATCATTGCCAATATCTGTGGAATCTACAGAGGCCTGTGCTACCAGGTTAGAGCCAAGGGTGGTATCCCCAAGCACCACATCCCGCATCCATGCGCGCCAGGTTAAAAGCTGCTCATAGCGGCGGGCCGTATCCACCTGATCTGTGAGATAAAGCACCGCATTGATTGTGAGGGTGGTGGTGCGATTAGAGGCCCCATATGAGATCGTATCTGCGCCAGGCATCAGCACTACGCATGGGGCCTGGATGCTATCTGGCGGGGTGGCATAGCAGCGGCGCAGGGTGTATCCCGTAGGCGGTGCAACCGCCTCAATGCGCGCGGCCAATGCCTGATGAATCGCAATATCTTGCATCAGCGTGCAAGGCCTTCCAGCTTCCTGAATGGAGCCAAGAGCAGCGCGGCTTCAGGATGAAGGCTGCGGCTCTGGCGCAATAGGCCACCAAGCTCCGCTGAGCCAATCACACCAAAGGGGCTGGTGCGCGAAGCCCACACAGCAGCCGCTTGGATTGTGGCCGCTTGCACAATAGATGCGGGGGTGGCTGGCCAGCCAAATACACCTACCACCCGCACAGCATTAAATTCAAGCGGGAAAGATTTGGTGCCAAGGGTGGTGGTATCAAGCTCTGTATACGGCCAGGAATCCAGCGGCGCATTGCGCGGCTCCCTGGTGTAATCGGTATTGAGCACCCAGCTGGTGGAATAGGTGCCATTGCCGCCATCATCTGTGGCCAGGCTGCTGATGCTCACCGCATCATCAATCAGCACATAGGCTGGATTGGTTGCGGTGTAGTAGCGGGTTTGGCTGGCGGTTTGGCCAAAGCCAATGCGCCGATCACAATACAAATTAATGAGCTGATCGGTGGTATCAAGCACCGCCTGCAATGCGGTATCTGAGGTGGTATCTGTGGAGAGGATGCCCACAGATGCTTTGAAATTGGCCAGGGTGCAATAGCTCATTTAGACATTCCCCAGAATAAGGATTTGGATGGTTTCGGTACCCGTAGATGTACGGCCATATAGGGTGGCATTAGGTGCAAGCAGAATCTCAACAGGGCCTGCTGCGTTATCCAGGCCGAATCCATTAGAGCTGCTCACATCTGAGCCGCCTAGATACACAAAGCCGCTACCCTGTTTATGCACTACCAGCCTGCAACCATCTGTATCGGCCTGCACCAAAAGCGCAGCTGCGGTGGTACATGAAACCTGCTTGCTTGATACATCAGCCATTTATTGCTTCCCACCTTTTGGCTTGCGCGCCACCCGCTTTAAGGTTGCGCTCTCTCTAATATCATCAATCACCGCACGCTCAACAGGCTGCTCAACCTGGAGCGGTGCAGGTACAGCATACCCATGGGCATACAGGCCTTCAGCCTCGCTCTGTGGTAGCTCAATAAATCCACCCCTGGGCGGCCAGGCCTTGCCATTGCGTAGGCCAGAAATGTGCTGGAGCATTTGTACCCGCACCATCAAACCCCCACCCCCCTCAAATGGCAGCGTGCGCTTGCCTA